AGGATATACAGGTATTCTTTCAAGTGAAATCAAGGAATCCGCAAAGCTTGATAGAATGGAAGAGCTTGTAGATGAAGCTATTCAAAATGGAAAGCAAGTTGTTATTTTCAGTAACTGGACTCAGATGACTGACGTAATATACTCCAGATTGAGAATTAAATATGCTACTGCTTGTATAACAGGTGCAACAAAAGATAATGAACGTCAACAGATTGTAGAGGATTTCCAGGTAGGCAGAGCAAAAATATTAGTAGGTACTATCGGAGCCATGGGAACAGGACTCACGCTAACCGCTGGAACAGTAGAAATCTTCTTAGATGAACCTTGGACAATGGCTGCAAAGTTACAGGCAGAGGATAGATGTCATAGAGTAGGTACTAAAGAAAATGTAACAATTTACACATTAATTACAAAAGATACAATTGATGAAAGAATCAATGAACTAATACAGAAAAAAGGTGTTATGAGTGATGCTTTAGTTGATGGAAAGATTACAGGTGACAAGGCACAATTAATTGAGTACTTGTTATCCTAGTAAATATGTTGTATAATATACTTAGAAGTTATACTATAAAAACTATAAGGGAGGATAACAACAATGACATGAAAGAGAGGTAATTTGATTATGGAAAAAAAGTTATTAAGAGCAGAAGAAGTTGCAGTATTAGTGGATATTTCACTAAAAACATTACAGAATTGGTATCAGTTTAAAAAGGAATATCCTGAAAATGAGTATAGTCAGATGTTACCTGACTTTACTCAGTCAGGAGAACGCCAAACTAGATATTGGACTACTCAAGACGTATGGAAGTTAATTGAATTTAAGCAGAAACTTCCTAGAGGTCGTGGTGGAGTCCTAAGTAAGGTAACACAAAAATATTATCATAGAAAAAAGAAAGACGGAGGTAAAAAAGATGTTACAGAAAGCAAAGAAACAGTCGCCACAAAGTAGACTAACAGAGTTAATTCCTAATTATGCAAGACACAAAGAGGATATGGACGAGTTAAAGAAGTATTGTGACAAAGAAAACAAGGAAATTAAAATGTTAATGGAAGGATTAGAAGAGAATACGTTCTCATCATGTGGGTATACCGCAAAACGCACAGTATCTAATAGAGAAACCATTAACGAAGATAAATTACTTGAAGTCGCACACAATGAAGGTATTTCTGAAATTATTAAAACAAAGGAATACATTGATTTTGATGCACTTGAAAAAGCTATTTATGATGGAGTTATTCCTCAAGATGTACTTCTTAAAATTGGAAGTTGCAGAGAAGTTAAAGAAGTAGTTACTTTAAAGGTAACTAAAGCTAAGGAGGATAACTAACATATGGCTACAACACACGAAATCGCTTCAAATTCGCAGTTTTCTAATGCAGATGTAAAATGTATTACTAAAACAATAAAAGCCTCTTCTAGGGCGAGTATAAAGGTTGGAGATAACTTCTATACAATAGAATATACTGAGGAGCAGTCAGTTCCAGAAGAATTTAATCCACAAGAACTAGCAACAGCTAGAAAGGACTTATGGGACACTTGCAATACCGAGGTAGATAATCAGATAGTTGATATTCTTAATACCTTTAGTAATAAAAATAAAGCTAAAAACTAGCTTTAAAAACACAAAAACACTTGTAATTTAAAGCATTATTTAGTATAATAATATTGTTCGAATAAATCACACAAACAGGTTGACTTGAGTATAGCGGACTCTAGTTTAGATAACCTTATATTCAAGTCAAAAAAGACTTACAATGTGGGATGCCGCTACATCCGTCAATACATTGTAAGTCTTTTGTTTTTTATACCGCAAATTAAATAGTAAATAGGGAGGATTCAATAATGATAACAGGAATAATAGCTGATTTACTTGCAACAGATGGATATATTCAAGTTAATAAACAGTTAATTAAAAAACTAGGATTAGAAAGTGCTGTATTAATTGGAGAATTATGTGCAGAATATAGATATTGGAAAACTAAGGGTAAGTTAGTTGATGATAGTTTTTATTCAATTCAAGCTAATATTGAAGATAATACAGGACTCAATGCTTATACACAAAGAAAAGTTATTAAGAAACTACAGGAATTAAATATTATAACTATTATTAAACAAGGGTTACCTGCAAAGAATTATTATAAAATAAACTTTGACAAGTTGTGTAATATTTTAACAGATAGTTCTTTAAATTTTAAAGAACCTAGTGGTTTAAATTTTAAAGAACTAGACCCTAAGAATTTAAACATAAATAATAATAATATAAATAATAATAAATTAAATAATAATAAAAATAACAAATTAAATAATACTAAAGTATTATTAGATTCTAACGAATCTGTTATAGATGATTCATCTAATATTTCTATTAATACATCTACTAAGAATAATCCTAGTGTAAATACTCTTAATGATAATATTAAGAATGTACAAGATAATTTCTTAGGTACTAGTAAAAAATCTACTAAACCTACTTTATATAGTAAATGTGTTAATCTTATCAATGATTTTACAACTGATGAAAAATTAAGAGAATCTTTAATTACATTCCTTAAAATGTGTATAGATAATGCTAGGGAAAGTGGTATTAAATTTTATACTAATATGTTTAAAGGAAAATTAAATAAATTAAAGACATTTCCAGAAAAAGATTGGTTATCTATTGTAAATCAGACTATTGATAATGGTTGGAATAATTTCTATGAAATTAAATCTAATACATCTAATAAGCGTTCTAATTATGGTGGAGGTATTCAATTTAAGAATGAAGGTAAGATTGTTGAATTAACCGAAGCAGAAAAGGAGAATAGGTGCCTTGAATTCTAATAACACTAATAATAATAGACCCGAGTGTTGGTATTATGGAGTATGTTCTAATGCTGGCTACAAGGAAGATTGCAGAAATGGTTGCATTAAATACCTAGAAATGAAAAATTTAATGGAAACAAGTGGCTTGCCAAAAAGTAAGCAACAGTTAATTAAACTATATCTATCTGAGGATAGTCCTGATATTGAAGCTTTTAAACAGTTAGAAGATATTAGAAAGGATATGTGGAATTTTGTTAATGAAGGACGCAATCTTTATATCTGCGGTACTCATGTAGGTAATGGAAAAACCTCATGGGCTATAAAGCTATTACATAGATACTTTCAAGAAGTATGGGAAGGAAATGCTTTAAAAGTTAGAGGTAAGTTTGTTAGAGTATCTGATGTATTATTAAAGCTAAAAGATTTTAATAGTCCTATGGCAAAACACGAAAAACAAATCTTGTATGATTGTGATTTAGTTGTGTGGGACGATATAGCTACAGGCTACATGACTAATTATGATTATATGAATATATTCGATATTTTAGATTATAGACAGTTAGCAGAGAAATCTAATATATTTACAAGTAATATTGAAAGTCGTGATGATTTAGCTGAAAAGGTTAGTGATAAGCTTGCTAGTCGTGTGTGGGATACATCTACAATAATTAAATTAACAGGGGGAAGTTATCGTGGTCAGTCTACAAATAATAAGTAAGGTATTAGCATCAAAGGATTATAGTTTAATTAGTGATAATTTATTAACCGAGGACTACTTTCCAGAGTATACCTTAGAATACAATTTTATTAAAAACCATTATGAAGAATATAATCAAGTTCCGGATAAAGCTACATTTTTAAGCAAGTTTCCTGATATTGAGCTAGTAGAAGTACAGGAAAGTGATACATACTTAGTTGATGCAATTCGTGAAGAATACTTATATGGAAAGTTGGTTCCAGTTATTCAGCAGGCGGCTAAGTTATTACAAAGTGATAGTAATGCGGCTTGTGAATATTTATTAAATACTATGCAGAACACAACTCCAAACTATAAAATAGGTGGTGTAGACATTATTTCTCAAGCTAAAGAACGTCATGCAGAGTATTTAGATAGAAAACAGCACCAAGATACATGGTACTATAATACAGGCTTTAAAGAGCTTGATAACTTAATTCACGGTATAGCTAGAAAAGAAGAGCTTGTTGTTATCGTAGCTCGTATTAATAATGGTAAATCGTGGATACTTGAGAAGATATGCGAACATATATTAAAGCAAGGAGCTAATGTTGGCTATATAAGTCCTGAAATGAGTGCTAATAGTATTGGATATAGATTTGATACTTTACACGCTAATTTTAGTAATAGTGGCTTAATGTGGGGAAGTGATACAGTTAATGATACTGAATACACTAACTATATTAATGATTTAACAGATAATAGTAGATATAAATTTATCGTTTCTACACCAAAAGATTTTGATAGACGTATTACAATTTCCAAACTTAGAAAGTGGAAAGAGCAGAATAATTTAGATGTAATTGCTATTGATGGTATTACATACTTGTCAGATGAAAGAGCTGAAAGAGGTGATACATTAAAAGATAAGCTTACTCATATTAGTGAAGATTTAATGTCTTTAAGTGTTGAAATGAATATTCCTGTATTAGTTGTAGCTCAGTCTAATAGAATGGGTGTAAGGGAAGAGGATACTGATGATACACCTGGCCTTGATAATATTAAAGATAGTGACGGAATTGGTGCAAATGCAAGTAAAGTTATTTCATTAAAGCAGATAAATGAAGTATTAGATTTACACGTTAAGAAGCAGAGATTTGGACCCGTAGGTGGAAAGCTAAAGTATAATTGGGATATTGATACAGGTAATTTCAATTTTATTCAAGAATGTGATAGAAGTGAGCAACCTAGTAGAAATGAGGATAAGCCTAATAGACGTGATAAAGGTGAGCGTAGAAGAACAGAAAATGCGGAGGACGTATTCTAATGAAAATTAATGATATGTATTTTAATGCAGAGCTAGAAGATATTTTAACCGAACTACAGAAACAACTTGCCTTAAATGGTATACCATATTTACAGAAGTTTAATCCAACGACTTCTGACATCATGGTACAATGTCCTTATCATAATGGAGGACAAGAAAGGCGACCTAGTGCAGGTATTAGAAAGAGTGACGGATTATTTCATTGTTTAGCTTGTAATGAAACTCATACATTACAGGAAGTGATATCTCATTGTTTCGGACATGATGAAGATGTTCTAGGTTCTTTTGGTTGGAGATGGCTAGTTAAAAATTTTAAGACAATTGAAGTTGAAAATAGAAAAGACATAGACTTAGAGTTTAGTAGAAACATAAGTAATATTCGTAAAGCTGATTATGTAAGTGAAGCTGAGTTAGATAGTTATAGATATATTCACCCTTATATGTACGAAAGAGGGCTAACTGATGATATTATAGAATTATTCGATATTGGTTATGACAAAGCTACTCAATGCCTTACTTTCCCTATTAGAGATATTAATGGAAATACTTTATTTATTGCTAGACGAAGTGTAAAGACAAAGTACTTTAATTATCCAGCAGGTGCAGAAAAGCCTTTATATGGGTTATATGAATTATCTAAGTTTACAGGAGAAAATGGTAACAGTCTTTCCCATGTTGTAGGTAATGGAAATGTATTCGTAGAAATTAAACCTAATATCAATGTAGATGAAGTAATAGTATGTGAGTCCATGTTAGATTGTTTAAAGGCTTGGACTTTTGGAGCGTTTGCAATTGCCTTGAACGGCTTAGGGAATGAGTTACAGTTTGAGCAGTTAAGAAAGCTACCTTGTAGAAAATTAATATTAGCTACTGATAATGACGAAAGAGGTATGCAAGCTAGAGAACGTATTAGAAGGAATGTATCTAATAAACTTATTACAGAGTATATAATCCCACATATTAAGCGTGCTAATGGCAAGGTAACAAAAGACTTAAACGACCTTGAAAGAGATGAGTTTTTAGCACTTGAAGAAATTTTTTAGAAAATTTCAAAAAAGTACTTGTAATTATAAAAAATATGTTATATAATAAAAAACGTAGTAAACAACTACAAACTGAAAACACTAAGAAAACGGAGGAACAGAGTATGGAATTATTTACAGAGAAGGAAAAGAAAGTTATTGAATGTTTTGGCAACGCAATGAACTATCCAACATTAGAAGAGAACTTAGATGATAATTGTACTTGGATAGACGTTAAAGAACTTTCAGAGGAGACAGGCTTTACTGTTGAGACGGTTAAAGGTATTATTGGAAGTCTTACCAAGAAGGACCTAGTGTATGTAGAAATCGTTAATTTTAATGAAAAAGTTTTAATGGTAACAGATGAAGGAGTTAAAGCATACTTCAATTTATTTTCATAACATAAAGTTATTAGGTGAGGCGATAAATAAAATAAAAAAAAATCAAAAAAGTACTTTACAAAATAATTATTATGTTATATAATAAATATGAGTTAAGAAATAACTCATATATCACAATTAAACTATTAACCCTATAAGAGCTATAAAGGAGGAAAAAAAATTATGGCAAAGGTATTTATTAATGTAAGAAACAATCAGAAGGCTACACTTATTAGTGAGGAGCCAAAGTTCAAAACTGTAATTCTACAGTTCGAGGATGGTACAACAAAGTCTTTAACTACAGCTACTATTAAAAGATGGTACAGAGAAGTTAAGGAAGAAGAGATTGTTGAAGAACCAGTCAAGGAAATTCCAAAGAAAAAAGAAAAAGTTAATAAGGAGTCAAAGACAGAAAAGATTAAAGATTCTGTTCCTAAGCAAGGTACTAGCAAAAAGGTCAGTACTAAGGTATCAGTAGATACTCAACCTATTTTCGATTATGTAACTGCAAGGGCTGAGGAATTAGGATTAGAGCTATTTAACCCTCCTTCAGGTGTTAAGGTTATTGCTTTTAAGATTGGTGGTAAGATGACTGGCAGAATGAATTATTCTAAGAAAGCAATTACTCTTTGCTTCAGGGAGAAAGTTACTGGAAATGTAGCCACTCCAACAAAAACAATTAATCACTTATTCAATGCAGGTTATCAGTTCACTTCATTAACTACTACGGATAAGAAATTAATTGATAAATTACTCAAGGCATCAACAGAGGCTCAAGTGCTAGTTAATGCAAATAAAGCTGCTAAGAAAAATAAAAAAGATAAGAAGGAGGAAAACTAATTGGAAATAACTACTAAAATCATTGATGAAAAAAAGTAGTTACAATATCCCAGCAGGAGCTTATAAAGCTCCTAGCTGAGTGTTGTGCAGAAATTGATTTATTAACCGATTTTTCATCAATAATACTAACTAAAATATTTAATAATAAGAAGGAGAGTTTAAACAATGGCAAGATTTAGAGCAGATGAAGTAGAAAATTACGGTGGACAGGGAGGAGCAGGATTCTTTTCCTTAAAGAATGATAAGGATGTGGCAAGAGTAAGAATTATGTATAATAATATGGATGATGTAGATGGTTATGCTTGTCATAAGGTAAAGATTAATGATAGAGACAGATATGTAAATTGTTTAAGGGACTATAATGAGCCAAAAGATAAGTGTCCATTTTGTGCAGATGGTATGCCAGTATATGCAAAATTATTTTTACCTTTATACAATGAAGACGATGGACAGGTTCAGTTATGGGATAGAGGAAAGAAGTTCTTCGCAAAGATTTCTAGCTTATGTTCAAGATATGCAACTAAGGATAATTTAGTAAATCATGTTTTTGAAATTGAAAGAAATGGCAAGGCAGGAGACCAACAGACAACTTATGAGATTTATGAAGTTGATTCAGATGATACAGAGTTAGAAGATTTACCGGAAGTTCCAGAAATTATTGGAGGACTTGTCTTAGATAAATCTGCTGACGATATGAATTATTATTTAGACGAACATGAGTTTCCACCAACAGATAATGAGCATGAAGATGAGGCTCCTCGTAGACGTGGTAGCGAAAGAGAGGAATATTCAAGACGTGATACAGGTAGACGAACACCAGCTACTAGAACTAGACGAGGAGAAGAATTTTAATAATGGCTTTATTTACAGTTCCAGAACGTGCTAACAGTAGAGTATTAGATTCTAAGTTAGCTAAAAAGTCAAAAGTTAGTAAGCCTATTACCACTTCAATTAGAAGTGGAGATGGGCTACTAGGAAGAATAAATGAGATTAAAGCTTTAGTAGAAAAGAATCTTGGACAATTTAAAGATGAATACTTAGTTATACAAGATGAACAAATTTTACATGATTATATCTCAGCTTGTATTGATAATAAGTATATTTCAATAGATACAGAAACAACAGGATTAGACCCACTTCAAGACACACTTGTTGGAATATGTATTTATACATATGGTCAAAAAGCAGCCTATATTCCATTAAATCATATTAGCTATATTACAGGAGCTAAGGTAGATGGACAGTTATCTGTAGATTTTGTACAAAAAGAATTTAAACGACTTTTAGAAAAAAAGCCGGATATTGATATGTTTAATTCGTGCTTTGATATTAGATTTCTAAGAAGTGGTTGTGGATTAGATAATATCTATTGTACATGGGATGGATTCTTAGCGGCGAAGCTATTGAATGAAAACGAACCTAAAGCAGGTTTAAAAGCACTTCATCAGAAATATGTATTAAAAGGACAAGGTGATGCTTTTTCGTTTGATGCTTTATTTAAGGGAATTACTTTTGATAAGATTCCTATAAATGTTGGCTATTTATACGCCGCTCATGACCCAATTATTACAACAGAATTATGTGATTTTCAAAGACCATTTTTAAATCCTAATAATCGTGAATGTATTGAGCATGGATTAGAAGATGTAGCATGGGTATTTCATAATATTGAGATGCCTTGTGTACAAGTTGTAGCAGATATGGAAGACACAGGTGTTGATTTTGATATAAAGTATCAGCAAGAACTTTCAGTTAAATACAATAAGTTGCTAGAAGAAAAAATGCAGACTTGTAAAGAAATTTTAGATTCTTATGCAAATGAGATTGATAATTATAGATTGAAACATCTTAATTGTAAGTTAGACAATCCTATTAATATTGCAAGTACTCAGCAGTTAGCTATTGTATTATATGATATTATGAAAATTCCTCCTGTTGATAAGAAAAATCCTAGAGGAACTGGTGAAGATATTTTATCTAAAATTGATAATCCATTAGCTAAAGCAGTATTAGAATACAGGACTTTATCTAAGTTAGTTAGTACTTATATTGATAAGTTACCTAATTGTATTAATCCAAACGATGGAAGAATACATTGTAAGTTTAATCAGTATGGAGCGGCGACAGGTAGATTTAGTTCAAGTGACCCAAACTTGCAGAACATTCCTTCACATAATAAAGATATTAGAAAAATGTTCAAAGCTAGTGATGGCTATGTATTAATGAGTTCGGATTACAGTCAGCAGGAACCAAAATGTTTAGCGGCGTTGTGTAGAGCCGAAGGTGATTCTCAGATGTATGATACATTCATGGCAGGTAAAGATTTATACAGTGAAATTGCTAGTAAATCATTTAATATGCCTTATGAAGATTGCCTAGAGTTCAACCCTGATGGAACTACTAACAAAGAGGGTAAGGAAAGACGAACTTCTGCTAAAAGTATTTTGTTAGGTGTTTTATATGGAAGAGGCGAAGCTAGTATTGCCGAACAACTTAAAACAACTAAAGAAAAAGCTACTCAAATTAAGCAATCAGTATTTAAAGGTTTTCCAGCTATTAAGAAATTTGAGGAAGAATCTTTAGATATGGCTTATGAGCTAGGATATGTAACAACAGTGTGTGGAAGAAAAAGACGGCTTCCGGATTATAGCTTGCCTGAGTTTGAATTTGAGTGGAAAAATGGTATAGCACCTGATAATGATTTACTTGATTTTGATTTCATGGATACTAATGTTAGTACAGAAGTACCTGAAAAGCGTATTAAATATTATACAAATAAATTGCGTAAATGTTGGGGAAATCAGAAAAGAGAAATTATTAAAGAAGCCGAAGAAGAAGGAATTTTAATTAGTGATAATGGTGCTAAAATAGCCGAGGCAGAAAGACAATGTGTTAATGCAAGAATACAAGGTTCTGCGGCTGATTTAACAAAGCTTGCCATGATTGAGTTGAATAACAATGAACGATTAAAAGAATTAGGTTTTAGGTTATTAATTCCTGTACATGATGAAGTTATTGCAGAGTGTCCTGAAGAAAATATTAAGGAGTGTTCAAAGTTATTAGCTGAAACAATGTCAAAGGCGGCTGAAAAAATTTTAAAAATGCCAATTAAATGTGATGTAGAGATTACTAAGAATTGGTATGGAGGAAGTATAAATGTTTAATATATATTTAGCAGGACAGGGGAGTCGTATGTCATTAAATTTATTTTTAGCAGGTGATTATCAATTACCTTACGGTGATAAGAGTACAGATATTTATCTTCTTGGGTACAATAGACTTTTAAGTTACGATTATCAAAAGAAACTAATTGATAGGATTATTGAACGTATAAAAAAAATGGAGTTATATTTAGCTGGTTTAGATAAATTTGGTGAAGAAGAAAGGAGAAATGCGTTGGATTTATATTTAGCTGGTGCATATTCTGAAGCCAAGGAAACACTTGAAAACATAGTACCTTCGAATGTACTGTTTAGTTATGAAAATCTTCAGATAAAAGAACCAAAAGAATTAGATATTTATCATATGTTTGGAGCTAAGTTATTTATTGACTCTGGTGCGTTTTCTATGTGGACTCGAGGTGTGAAGATAAATGTAGATTCGTATATCGACTGGTTGAATGAACGAATGGATTATATTGATTTATATGGACAGGTCGATGCAATTCCAGGGGATAGAAATAGCGGAAAACCTGCCACGATGGAAGAAGTACAAAGGGCGGCTCAAGACACTTGGGAAAATTATTTATATATGAGACCTAAAATGAAAAAGCCTGAAGGTCTTTTATATACATTTCATGTAGGAGAGCCTATTAAATTTTTAAAACAGGCATTAGAGTGGACTGATGAAAATGGGAAACATATTCCTTATATAGCCCTTGGAGGTATGGTAGGAAAATCTGAAATTATTAGACGAAATTTCTTAAATATGTGTTTTAAAGTAATCAAAAATTCTTCTAACCCGAATGTTAAAGTTCATGCGTTCGGTATGACATCTAAAACATTGTTACAGGAGTTTCCAATTACAAGTGCAGATTCTACCAGTTGGATAATGACCGCAGCAACTGGCGGGATAATGACTGATGTAGGCACCATAACAGTAAGTGACAAACAAAAACATCTACCTACTCATTATTCACATTTACCTCAAAAATTTAGAGATGAGTTTGATAAAGAAATAGCTGAATTTGGGTTTACCCTTGACCAATTATCAGAAAGTCGTGATGCACGTATAATTCATAATGCAAGATATATGAAAGATAGGTATTCAAAATTGGAATATCACCCATCTATTAAAAAGACATTATTTTAAGGAGGAATTTATATAATGAAAAAAGCATTAGTATTAAGTAGCGGAGGAGTAGATTCGACAACTTGTTTAGGTTTGGCTGTTGATAAACTAGGAGCACAGAATGTTGCTACAATTTCACTTTATTATGGACAAAAACATGATAAGGAATTAGAATGTGCTAAGAAGATTGCTGATTATTATGGAGTTCAGCATTTTGAGCAGGATATTTCAAATGTCATGCAGTACGCTTCTAATGTTTGTACACTTATGAAGGGCGGCGATGACATAGAGCACAGTAGTTATGCCGAGCAGATTGAAAAACATGGTGAGGGCAGGGTTGCCACTTATGTGCCATTTAGAAATGGGTTACTATTATCTATTGCTACTTCAATCGCAGACAGTCTATTTCCACAAGAGGATGTAGCTATTTATTATGGAGCTCATGCAGATGATGCGGCAGGGCAAGCTTATGCAGACTGTAGTCCAGAATTTGCTAATGCAATGGATGAAGCAATCAGTATTGGAACCTATGGTCATATTCATATTGAACGCCCTCTTATTAACCTTAATAAGGCAGGAGTGGTCAAGATTGGATTAGAAATTGGTGTACCTTATGAACTCACATGGAGCTGTTATGAAGGTGGAGATAAGCCTTGTGGCAAATGCGGAACATGTATAGATAGAGCAGAAGCTTTCAGACTTAATGGGGTTGAAGACCCTGCATTGAAAGGAGTAAATTAGATGGAAAAGGTATATGTTCCTTGGAAAGAGGTAGAAGATTTTATTAAGACAGTGGCAAATAATTATATCACCCCAAAAATAAGAGGAGTATATGGGCTTCCTCGAGGCGGATTAACATTAGCCGTGATGCTTTCCCATGAAGGCAATATTCCTTTATTAGCCGCCCCTTGCAAAGATTGTATTATAATTGATGATATATGTGATTCTGGAGAGTCTTTATTACATTACTATAATAATTCTAGTAAGGTGAATAATAAACCTAACTATCACATAGTCACTATGTATTATAAGGAGAATAAGCTTGGAATACAGCCTGAATATTGGTATAAAAATAAAGGTGAAGATTGGATTGTATTTCCGTGGGAAATGGAGAAGGAGGATTAATATTATGTATTATGTACAAAAAAGAATGGAAATTGCAGGAGCACATCATTTAGAATTACCTTATGAAAGTAAATGTCAGAATATTCATGGTCATAATTGGATAGTAACTGTTTTTCTAAAGTCTAGTAGATTAACAGATTATGGAATGATTATGGATTTTACACACATTAAGAGAGAGGTTCACGATAAATTAGACCATTCATTTATTAATAATGTAGTTGATTGCAATCCAACCGCAGAAAATATGGCTAAGTGGATTTGTGATAGAGTAAATGAAGTTTGCGAAGAAGGGTTTTGTTATAAAGTATCCGTTCAGGAAAGCGAAGGTAATATTGCTACTTATGAAAGAGAGGAAGATGAATAATGAAGGTTGTAGAGATATTTGAAAGTATTGATGGCGAAGGAATTCGTGCAGGATTTCCAGTTACTTTCATTAGATTATATGGTTGTAACTTAAATTGCTCTTACTGTGATAGTAGGTATGCTTGTGAAAATAATGTGTATACAGAAATGTCTATTTCCGATATTTTAAAGGTTGTGAGAGAATACGGACATAAAAGAATTACATTAACCGGCGGGGAACCTTTATTACATGAAGGAGTAACTAAGCTTATCAGTCACTTAATATACTATCGTTACGAAGTTAATATTGAAACTAATGGTTCTGTAGACATACACGATTATGGCTTAACTTCTAATCCTCAACTTATTCTTACGGTTGATTATAAATGCCCTTCTAGTGGTATGGAAAATAAAATGTTATTAGATAATTTAAGTTATTTACATGAAAAAGATGTCTTAAAATTTGTAGTAGGTACACAAGAAGACCTTCACAGAGCAAAAGATATTATTAATGATTATGATATGTCAGGTCAGTGTAATATTTATTTTAGTCCTGTATTTGGAAGTATTGAACCTAAAGACATTGTTAAATTTATTTTGGATAACAAGTTAGAAGATGTAAAGGTGCAGTTACAATTACATAAATTTATCTGGAATCCAGAAATGAGAGGAGTATAAAAGATGGCAAAAGAAATTAATACTGAAAAGGTAAAGGAAGCAGTTACAATGTTAATTGAAGCTTTAGGAGATGACCCTAACAGAGAAGGTCTAAAAGAAACTCCTAAAAGAGTGGCAAAAATGTATCAGGAAGTATTTGAAGGAATGTGCTATACAAATGATGAGATAGCTGAAAAATTCAATAAGTGCTTTGAGGATACTACCACAGGAGATTTAGTAGTTATTAAAGATATTGATGTGTTTAGTTATTGCGAACACCATTTAGCTTTAATGTACGATATGAAAGTTTCTGTAGGATATATTCCAAATGGAAAGGTAATTGGACTTTCTAAAGTGGCTAGAATTGCGGATATGTGTGCTAAAAGATTACAATTACAGGAACGTATAGGGACTGACATTTATGACGTTTTAAAGAAGGTTTTAGACACTAATAATATTATTGTAGTTATTGAAGGATGCCATTCTTGTATGACTGCAAGAGGAATTAAAAAAGTTAATTCTAAGACAAGAACTGCATCTTGTAATGGAGTATTTATGTCAGACCCAGCATTAAGAAGTGAATTTTATAATCTAATTAGAAATTAGTATAATTTAAGGGAGGATTACACAGTGAAATTATCAATCAAAACAACAAAGTTACAGGAAATGCTATCAAAGGCAATTAAAGGAGCATCAAATAATAAGATGATTCCAATTACACAGATGATGAAATTAGAGTTAAAAAATGGCACCTTTACAGTAGTTACTACGGATGCTACAAACTATTTATACATTAGAGAAAAGAATATTGAAGGAGAGGATTTCTATGTGACAGTAGAAGTAGACACCTTCTCAAAGTTAATTGCTAGAATGAATTGTGAAACTGTTACCTTAGAATTAAAGAATAATTCACTTGAAGTTGTTGGTAATGGTACTTATCATATTGCATTACCATTAGATGAGAATGGAGCATTAATTAAGTATCCTGAGCCATTATTAGACTTAGAAGGACTTTCTAATTTAGGTACAATTAAGAAAGATACTGTTAATACAATTCTAAACACAGTTAAGCCAGCATTAGCTGTGACACTAGAAATTCCATGCTATACAGGGTATTATATTGGTGATAGAGTAGTTGGAACTGATACTTTTAAAATTGCTTCTTTAAATGAAAAATTATTTGATACTCCTAAGCTCCTAAGTCCCGAAATTGTAAATCTTCTAAATGTTGTAACAGATGAAGAAATTAATGTCTTAAGTAAGGATAATACAATTGTTTTTAATACTACTAATTGCATAGTATATGGTAAGGTAATGACAGATATTGCAGATTATCAGATTGATGCTATTAATGGCTTATTAGATAGCTCATTTACAAGTTATTGCAAGGTTACAAAAGATGCACTATTACAGCTATTAGATAGACTTTCATTGTTCGTAGGAGCATATGATAAGAATGGAGTTTATTTAACCTTTACCGAAAATGGCTTGCAGGTATCCTCAAAAGCTAGTAGTGGTATTGAATTAATTCCTTATGAAACTTCTGAAAACTTTAAGTCATTTACTTGCTGTATTGACATTGAAATGTTAAAGAGTCAAGTATCAGCTCAGACAAGCAATGTTGTTACAATTTATTATGGAGAACCTAATGCAATTAAGATGGTAGATGATAAGATTACACAGGTAATTGCTTTATTAGAAGATAGCAGAGCATAATTAATAATATTAATAATATTTAAGGGTAGCTATTAAATAACTACCCTTATTTTTTGCAAAAAAAATCAAAAAAGTACTTTACAATAAAATTATTATGTTATATAATAAATATGAAGTTAGCAACTTCACTATAAAAACTAAAGTTATTAGATAAGGAGAAATAAAAAAAGAAGGGAGTATAAATTGGCTAGAGGTAGTTTAAAAAATGTATGCAGATTAATTGATGTAGTACAGAAAGAAGTACCAGTAGAAAAAGCCTTTTTAAATGATTTAGAAAGGTCAATTGAAATAACAACAGATAAAACAGCTAGAAAGCCTTCACAGACTTATAAACCTAGTTCCATGAATTGTATCAGAAATATGTATTATCAACGTACAGGGGCAGACCAGGACAATAGTGGAAGTAGCTATGTATTAACTAATATCTGTAATGTTGGTACTGATGTGCATGAACGTATTCAGAAGTATGTTGTAGGCATGAAAGAAAATGGCATGGATTGTGAGTATGTAGACGTTGCTAAATTTGTAAGAGATAGAGGATTAACTGATAAGTTAGATATTATATCTCAGCAAGGAATGGAAACAAAACTGTTCCACAAAACCTTGCAGATGTCTTTCTTATGCGATGGAATTATTAAATATAAGAACCATTACTATATTTTAGAATTAAAGACAGAGGGCTCATATAAGTGGACAAGTAGACAAGGAGTTGACGAAAGTCATTATAACCAAGGTACTGCGTATTCAATCGCTTTTGATATTCCTGAAGTAGTATTTGTGTATATTAGTAGAGATACGCTAGATATGAAGTCTTTCTTATTCGTGCCTACTAATGAAATGAAGCAGGATTTAATAGGCAGAATTGAGAATTGTGAAGAGTATGTTAGTAAGCTACAGGCTCCACCAAAGCCTATTGATGTGCCTAAAAAAGCTTGTAATTATTGCAATTATAAAAGTTTATGCAGAAAGGACAGTTAAGAATGAAAGTAGTTATTAACACCTGTTATGATGGAGTGGAAAGAATAGAGGAGAGGCACAAAATTTGGCAGTAAATCGTGGTAAAACATTTGAAAGTAAAGTAGAAGCACAATTAAATAAAATACCTAATGTATCAATTGATAGATTGCATGACCAGACAACAGGTTATGCAGGAAGTTCTAATATATGTGATTATATAGTCTATAAGAAACCTTATGAGTACTATTTAGAATTAAAATCAGTCCATGGAAATACTATTAGTATTTATGGTAATGATATTAAGCATAAGTATGGTAATATATCTAATAAACAGTGGGAAGGTCTTTTAGAAAAAGCTTCTATTGATGGAGTATTTGCAGGCGTGATTGTATGGTGGATAGATAAAGATATTACAAAGTATATCTCTATACAAGAATTACAAGCATACAGAAACGCTGGACATAAAAGTATTAGATATGATGCAGATATAGGTATTATAATACATAGTAGAAAACTAAGAGTATTTTTCAATTATGATTGGGAGTTGTTTTTTCATAGTTTGGAAAAACAGAAAAGGAGAAACGATGGGTAAAATAAACATCTATGATAGCTTAGACAATGAGCGTGTAGAAGATATTAGAAATCATGTAGAAGATAATTCTAGCGTGGTTGATAATATTGTTAATGAAATTATTCAGCCTTATTGTAAAGATTTAGATAGCTATGTTTCATTTATCAAAGAGTGTCTGAAAGATGGTGAAAATCCACCTACCAATTCAGAGCTTGAGGATTGGTGTATGAATTTATCAACTTTTATCTATTTTGCAGGTGGACTATGTGAGCAGTTAGGTGTAAGGGATGATATTAGTAAAGCAGTATATCGAGAAACTTACAACTCAGCTAGAGCTAGTCAAGATAAAGGTACCGTGGCGGATAAAGATAGTTTAGCTGAGCTTGTATCTCAGCAAGAACAATTGACAAGTATCTGCTACACTAGAGCATATAAGACAATGAAATCAAAAGTTGATAATGCTCAAGAGCTGTTGAGCTCATGTAAAAAAGTCCTTTCTCATCGTATGCAGGAGATGGAATTAACGAAGCTAGGAGGAAATTAATGGCAACTATAAATGAAGTAATGAAAGATTTTAATAAAAAATTTAAGGCAGATTTAGCTCATGTAGGTTTACCTCAATATGATTATGAGCGTATTCCATTCACTAGTCCTAGATTAAACTACATGACTTTTGGTGGTATTCCTAGAGGAAAGTTGATTGAGTTTTATGGCGAAGAACACGGTGGAAAAACTACAACAGCACTTGATATTGTAGCTAATTTTCAGCAGTTATATCCAGATTTAAAGGTATTATGGGTAGATGCTGAAAATACTTTAGACGTGGTATGGGCTACAAAGTTAGGAGTACAAGTAGAAGACTTATTAATCTTAAATCCTGAGGCTCAAGGTGCAGAAGATATATTTCAGTTTGTATTAGATATGATAGATACAGGAGAAGTTGGACTAGTGGTAATTGACTCACTTGGAGTTATGGTTAGTAATTTAGCTATGTATGATAAGGAAATAGCTGAAAAGACTTATGGTGGAATTGCTATGGCACTAACTAATTTTAGTAAAAAAGCAGAAGGCTTATGTCAGCGTACTAAATGTACCTGTATCGGTATTAATCAAATGAGAGCTAATATGAATAGTATGTATGGTGGCATGACTACCACAGGCGGACAAGCTTGGAAGCATAATTGTTCTGTAAGACTTGAGTTCAGACGTGGCAAGTTTATTGATGATGATAACAAGGAATTAACCCGAGGAGCAGAAAATCCAGCAGGTAATAAAGTAGAAGTTTCAATGATTAAGAATAAGACTTGTCCACCAACTAGAAGAACAGGATTCTACACAATTAAATATTTAAGTGGAATTGATTATTTATCTGATTTAGTAGAAGTATGTATTAAAGATGGTATTATAGATAAGTCGGGAGCATGGTTCACAATTATAGATACTGAAAGCGGAGAGGTACTTTCTGATAAGATTCAAGGTCAGGCAAATGTAAATAAGTTTCTATCTGATGATACTAATGTACAAATATTAGCAAGGATTGAAGAGCTAATTGATAAGAATATAAAGCAGGCATAAACGCAGTAAATAAGAGGGCTTTTAAACCCTCTTATTTTTTTTTTGAAAATTTTTCAAAAAACTACTTGTAATTATAATTATTATGTTATATAATATTAGTGAGTTAAGAAATAATTCACTAAGAAAACGGAGGTAAAACAATATGAAAATTAAGGATTTAGAGATTACAAAGGAAATGTACGAAAGAGCATTGGAAGTTGAAAATGCATGGAAAGATTTAAGAAAAGTAGATAAAGACAATAATGCTAGCCTTAAAGATATAAAACTTGCAGAAATGAAATGGATAAGATTAGACAATGCTTTTCAAAATGAAGTAAATAGTGACTTTACTACATTAGAAATTATTAATGAATATCAGAGAAGAAATGAACAGTAATTATGAACGCATATGTTTACGGAATGAAAATGAGACCTTTTAGCTTAGGTTGTCAGCCAACAGCTGGACTATTAAAGGCAGAGGACGACGAAAGCGGTAAATTTTGGGATTTGCTATATTACAGAAGAAAGCTAAAGCCAGAAGAAGCAGCAAGCTATGAATTAGTTTATTTAGGAATTGAGAACATTTAAAAAAGAGGTAGAACAATGAATAAAGAAACATTAATGCAAATAAATAAAGCATACGAATTGCAGGAGTATATCTTAGATGAATATAGAAAGATTGCAGTAAAGCCAATGAATAGAGAAAAAGTTACAGAAGAAGAAAAGATAAGATTTAAACTATTAAAAGAGCTAATAACATTTATACAATATTAAGGGGGCGAAAAAATGAATAAATATTTTATAGCAATGCTAACAGAAGAAGAAAGCGAGAGCGATTTATATTATGTCGATGATGATTATGCAATCAAAAGAATAAAAAATAATGTGACACCAGAAGTATATGATAAAGAGACACTAGAAGATACCAAGGAACGATTAAAGAGCCTTGTACACTTAAATAAGACCTTAAGCGAAGCCTATAGAGTTAATGACGAGACAATTGATGCACTAAAAACAGCAATAAGCACAATAAACGATATTTTAATGCTATATAATAACAATTAAGCAAAGAAAAAAGAGCTTAATGGTGGAGGACTACCGAATAAGCTCTTTTGTGAGGTAAAAAATACATGCTTTATGATTTAACAAGAGGTTTCTTCATGTCAATAAAAATATAAAACATTTTTCAAAAAAAATCAAAAAAGTACTTTACAAGATAATTATTATGTTATATAATATTTATGAAGTTAAGAAATAACTTAACTATAAACACTAAGAAAGAACGAGGTAAACAAAATGACAGTAAGATACGTTGGAATATCAGAAAATTCAAATAATAGATTAGCAGTAATCGGATATGATGAAAAGAAAGAAGAAACAAAGGTAAATAAAGTTATTAAGAAGTTAAGTGAAATGGGTTGGACATTGGCGTATGGAGAAGAAGAAGAAGTATGCTATGAAGTATGGGACAAAGAAGAATATAAGGATTTTGTAGCAGATTATAAAAAAGCAAAGAAAGAAGCATAAAATAAAAAAGCTGAGTTACCGGCTATACGGACAGAAAGGGAAAAACAATGATAAGTAAGGATACAGTACGAAGATATGAAGAAGGAGTATTAACACTATACGGAGTATATGAAGAATGCGAAGATGATTTGGAAATGTATGATTTTTTAGCAAATTATTTATACATGGACGAGGACGAAATAAAGGAAAATATGGAAGATGTAAGCGGAGCAAATGACGCTTATTATAACGCATTATCACAAATGGAATACGAAGAAGATGAAACAATACCACTAGAAAGGGTTAAACTAGCAAGAACAGAAATTCAAAATATTAATCCTATTTATTCAACGAGCGGAGATGGAACATCTGTATTTAAAAATTGTGATGATATTATAACAGAAGTATTAGAAATCTTAAACAAACTAATAGAAGAAAGGTAACAATATGAACGAAGATAAATTAATGCAACATGTAGAATCAAAGTGTTATGAAGTGAGTAATTTAAAAGAATTATATGAAGACTACAAGAGTAAAGTTATTAAATGTTGTCACGATTTAGAAGCAGGGAGCGAGTTTTGGGTTAACGGTATTGGGAACATAGCAGAGCAGATGAATAAATACTACAATCAATACACACAAGGGTATCGTGATATTAGTCAACTATGCCATTTACTAGGCGGAGATTATTTGGATTTTTTTTAAAAATGTATTAGAAAGTGAGGATAAATAATATGGGACTTTGTTTTTGTCATGTGACAGGTGGTGTTAATAACTTTGATTTTTACAAATATTTAACAGAATCCATTATTGAAGCTTATAGAAATCAAGGGTGTAAAGTAGAAAGGGTATATTATCTTAAAAACAGTAATTGTTAGTTATCAGAAAGTGAGGAATACAATGAGTAGTGAACTACATAATTGGGAATGTGATATTGAAGAATTGAGTGGTGATAACGCTGATAAGATGCTTGATATTGCACAAGATATTTATAATACTGCTTTTGTCCGTGGAAGAAATTCTATGACATGGGAGCAAACAAGATGGATACCAGTTAGTGAGAGACTGCCTAAGGAAACGGGATGGTATCTTATTACATTTAAGGTATATAGTGGCGGTTATGGAGTATGCGAAATGTCTTATCGTAAACCTGAAAATTATTGGACTGATGAGAATATTTCTAGAAAAGTGCTTGATAATGATGAAGTTATAGCATGGATGCCATTACCAGAACCATACAATGCAGAAAGTGAAGGTGAGTAAAATGAGATGGGTAACATTTTATTATGACCTATTAAGAGATAGAGTATTTGATTTAAAGGTACATGACAACAAAGAGATTGCACTAGAGTATTTCAATACTCTAGTGCAAAGACTACTTTCAAATAAACACATCATTCAAAGCAGATAAATTGCCCGCATCTTATGGCTATGTGATGCGAAGGTTTTATGGAATATCAGCAAGAGCATTTAAAAAGAAGTTTAATTGTAGTGTAGACGAGGCTTTGAAAATAGCAGAAAGCGAGGTAGAACATGACTAAAGAAGAACGAGAAAAAGCAATAAATAAAATTATGGGTTATTTAGCTACTTATTTATCAGTTGAGCAGTATGCAGAAGCTGAAAGAATCATTAAAGAACTAAGACAAGACACAGTATCAAGAGAGTCTTATGAACATGAATATTTCTTGCGAAAAGAATTTGATTTTAAAATAGCTAAATTAGAAAAGGCTATCAAATCCCTAGAGCAAGAGCCTTGCGAAGATATTATGACAATCCATACGCAAGGATTAGATGAGGGAATTAGATGTGCTATGTGTACCAATTCTATGAAAAGCGACAGGGGTTGTGATGGTGGTTGTATGATTGACGAAGATATGTATAAAAAAGTTATGAATATTATCAGAAATCGCTTTGTTTCATCTACAACACTTACACGCAAGAAAGGTCATTGGATAATGACAAGTGATTATCTTACAGCAGCTTATGAAACTATAGATTATGTTAAGTGTTCTTGTTGTGGTGAAGAAAGCCTTGAAGAAGGCGACTGGTGTCCTAACTGTGGAGCAGAAATGGAGAGTGAGGAATGACACAATGTGAAGTGTGCCAAGAAATGGGAGATTATGATTGCAAATATTGTAGTCTAGGAAATCCGTGTCTTGGTTGTAAAGATTATGATATTGAAAATGATAAATGTAAATCAGATGGAGGTTGCGCAGATGATAGCAATTAAAGGAATGGAAATGCCTACAAAATGTTCTATTTGTCCGTTTAATGCTTATTATGAAAATTTAGGGGAATATATTTGTGAATACGTTGGCAAAATAATCGACAAAGACGAAAGATGGGAAAAGAAACTTGATGATTGCCCTCTAGTAGAAATCGTCACTTGTAAGGATTGCAAGCATTGGCACGATGATGGGATTATGACAACTTGTGATAAGAACATTGGCAACGGGTTTCTAAAAGACTATTATTGTGCAGATGGAAAAAGGAGAGAGTAAATGACAGAGTATATAGATAAAAAATACTTAGACAGAAAATTTCAAATAGATATGATGTGTACAAGAGGTGGAACATTATTCGATACTGAAAAAATTATTAATTCTCTACCTACCGCAAATGTAATTCCTATTCCAGCGGGTGCTACAAATGGAGATATGATTAAAGCTATGTTTCCTAACATTGAAGTTAAAGAACATATGGCGTATGGATTTAGGAATGGTATCCAAGTTCGTGTGTATATAAATGAATTTTCAGTTTTTGACTTGTGGTTCCCCACTCGTTGGTGGAACACACAATATAAGAAAGAGGTGGAAGAATGATTTTATGTATGAATTGCGGAAAACAAGAGCTTTACGCTCAAAGAATAACTTTCAGTAGATTGGAACTCTTTAATGAGGATGGAGAGCTTAAAGAGTCAAGCGATAATGAGGTTAAATACGGCGAACCTAGATGCCCTAGGTGTGGAAGGTATGTAAGGTTTTTTAAGGATGTGAAAGAGGTGGAAGAATGAGTAAGATTGAAGATTTAAAAGCTGAATTGCAGTATAACCAGAAAATGTATGAAGTCGCTAAAAACAACTTGGATATATGTAAAGAGAATTTAGAGGACGCACAGATGGAATTCCGTATCGGAGAGGTAGAAAGAGTCCTTGAGGGAATGGAGACACTCAATAGACTTGGTGTAACGGAAAATTTCGATAGATATATTACGCATTGTGTCAACTGCTTACACGGAAACATTGATGGAGTTGTAATATCCATTGATAAAGATATTGAGAAAGCAAAGGCAGAAAGTGAGGGAGAATGACGATAAGAAATAGAAAAATAAAAAAATTAGAAAAAGCTTTAGAAATTACTTGTGAACTATTAAATGGTGGAATGATATATGGAATTGATGCGGATACATTGTGGAGCAAAATAATGGAGATAGACGGCGTTGTAAGTTCGGGGATTATCAAAGAATTTATACTGACTAATATTGATAGATTCAGTGATGATAAAAAAGCAAGAAATAAAGCAATTAAAAGGCTAGGATGGTGATTAACAAAATATGAACTTATTAGAACATTACATTGAAGAAGTAATAAAAGAAACAAAACGCAAAACAACATATGGTACAGATATTATAGAGGTAGAAATGATTATTGATTGTCATGGAATTAAAGAAAAGACAACACATAGATTTTTACCTGACGAATGGGAAAAGGCTAAGAAAGACGGATATTACATGGCTTAGAAAGTGAGAAATAAATGCAGAAAGATAATTCTATCAAGTGATATTTACTTAAATAATAGATAGGTAAACATATTTATGTTTACAATGTTGTCAGGAATTAAATGATTTCTTTATTTTAGGAGATAAGTTTTAGTAAATAAAAAAATCAAAAAAGTACTTTACAAGATAATTATTATGTTATATAATATTTATGAAGTTAAGAACTTCACTATAAATTTTATA